ACGCGGTTATTTCAGGTAATCCAAATTGCAAATATGTATATGGTATTGACCCAGCATCTGAAAATGATAACTTCTCGATAGTGGTCTTAGAGGTGCATGAGGATCACAGAAGAATTGTGCATTGCTGGACTACTACTAGAAATCAGCATAAAGATAAGATCAGCAAAAAGCTAGTACAGGAGAAGGATTTCTATGGATACTGTGCTAAAAAGATACGAGAGTTGATGAGGATCTTTCCGACTGAACATATTGGAATCGACGCTCAGGGCGGTGGTATAGCAATTATGGAAGCGTTGCAAGACCCAGACAAGTTTCTTCAGGGAGACATATCAGTTCTCCCATATAGAGTTCAGGGATCAAAAGACCCGTTCTGGTGGGAAAAAGACGGTAAGCCTACCGATAACATGCCGGGAAAACATATATTGCACATGTGTCAATTTGCTAAGGCTGATTGGACTTCAGAGGCTAATCATGGTTTGCGAAAGGATTTTGAAGATAAAGTCCTATTATTTCCATTTTTTGACACTTGGAGTATTGGTGAGGCTATAGTAAAAGACAAGGAAGAGTTAAGAGTATATGATACTTTAGAAGATTGTGTCATGGAAATTGAGGAATTAAAGGATGAGCTTGCTACTATTGAATATAGCCAAACTGGTACGACTGGAAGGGATAGATGGGATACTCCGGAAGTAAAGCTTCCCGGAAACAAAAAAGGAAGACTGAGAAAAGACAGGTACAGCGCCTTAGTCATAGCAAACATGCTTGCGAGAACTATGGGCAAAGTATATACTACCATACAATATGATCCGGCTGGTGGCTATGCAGGGCAGGATTCCTCTTCTGGCTCAGATAAATTATATCACGGACCAGAGCACCTAACAAAAAAAATGTCCGGAGTTTACGGTATGGGGGTCAGAAAATTTTAGTTGGTGTATTATAATTAGAATGCATTTACATTGCAATTGAAATGGAGAAAATAAATGTCGGTATCAAAAGACCCCAATAGCCCAATGAGATCGGAAGCAGCGTTTGTCACTTGGAACAAGAACTCTAAGGATGACATGCCTCTTGTAGATTATCAGCCAATCCAAAGGGCTTCGGCTGGTCGTGATAGATTCAAAGATGTTGAAACTAATATCTCCGTTCGAGACGGCTTCTCTCGTACCGACTACGAATACTTCCGTCCCAACGAAGCGGTGCCTAAAGAGCAAAAGGCTGCTGTTGGAGCCTGCATGGAGGCGTACAAGAAAGTAGGCCTAATAAAAAACGTCATAGACTTAATGTCTGACTTTGGATGTCAGGGCATCCAGCTAGTGCATCCAAACCCTAGAATACAGAAATTCTTTAGAGGCTGGTTCAAGAAGGTAGGCGGCAGGAATGTTTCTGAGCGATTTCTGAATATGTTATACAGAGCAGGAAATGTAGTAACAAAAAGGTCTACTATCAAAATTAATGTAAAAGGGCAGAAAGAGTACCAAACTGTCGGAGAACCTTTAGGGCCAGATATGGACCCGCTAGAAGAATTAAAGTTTCTAAAAAGGGTTATCCCCGGAAAATATAGTTTTCTCAGTCCCATGTCTATTGAGGTTATAGGAGGAGAGTTGGCTCAATTCGCTGGTTCTCCTTCTTATGGTATTAAAATTCCCTCAAATTTAAAAAGGCAGATTCTACATCCTAAAAATGAGGTCGAGAGAGAGTTAATATCAAAACTCCCGCCAGAAATATTAGCAGCAGCGAAGGAGGGTAAGCAAGTCGTCCCTCTTGAATCTGACAAGCTTAGAGTATTCCACTATAAAAAGGACGATTGGCAAACTTGGGCATATCCCATGATTTATGCCATCCTTGACGACGTTATACTTCTAGAGAAAATGAAGCTTGCCGACTTAGCCGCTCTAGATGGGGCCATCTCTCAAGTAAGGCTTTGGAGACTTGGTAGCATCGAACATGAAATATTTCCAACTGATGCGGCAGTTCAGAAACTAGCTGACATTTTAATGAGCAATCCCGGAGGAGGAGCATTTGATCTCATCTGGGGACCAGAATTAGACTTCAAAGAATCAGGCACCAATGTTCACCAATTCTTAGGTTCCCAAAAGTACGACCCCGTTTGGAATAGCATTTATGCTGGGTTAGGTGTTCCTCCTACTTTAACCGGAGCTGCAACCGCTAGTGGCTTCACTAATAATTACATTTCTTTAAAAACACTAGTACAAAGACTAGAATATGGAAGAGACCTATTAAGAGACTTCTGGGAACAAGAGATTGCAATAGTTCAAAAGTCAATGGGGTTCAGACTTCCGGCAGCTATACAGTTTGACCGAATGGTACTCTCTGATGAATCTTCTGAGAAGGCATTGTTAATTCAACTTGCAGATCGTGGAGTTATCAGCTACGAAACATTACAAGAGAGATTTGGAGAAATCCCAGAGATTGAAAAATTAAGAAGCAGACGAGAAAACAGATCGAGAGACAAAGGAACTATGACTCCACAAGCAAGTCCTTGGCACAACCCAGAGAAAGAACATGATCTCGCAAAGATTGCTATGCAGCGTGGCATTGTGACTCCTAGCGAGGTTGGGTTGGAACTAAATGAAAGAAAAGAAGGCGAGAGGACTCCTCAAGAAGATGTGAGAGAGATGTCCAAAGAGAGATTTGCTGGTGGGCCTCCGGGAGGAGGAAACAAAGGAGAGCCACAACAAGGGAGACCTAAAAACTCTAAAGACAAAGAGCAAAGAGACCAAAGGACTCCTAAGCCTAGAACTTCAGCACAAATAGAAGACTTTGTTGGGACAAGTATGTGGGCTAAGTCTGCACAGTCCAAGATCTCAGAGATAATCACACCAGCAATGCTTGATCATTTTGGCAAGAAGAACCTAAGAAGCCTTTCGGCTAAGGAATCAGACACTCTTGAGATGTTTAAGTTCTCACTGCTTTGTTCTCTGAAACCCTATTCTGAAATTAATGAACTGGCTATTTTAGAACTAGCAAAGTCCGGAAAATCCATCCTTCCTTCTGGTTCTATCAAGCTTTACAACAAGCTTGTTGGCAAATTCATATCCAATCATGGCAGGAAGCCATCGGTTGATGACCTAAGAGACATACAGGTTTCAGTGTACTCCATAATTAAAAAGTAGGTTTTTTAATAAATGTGGTGTATACTTTTATGACCTTAATTGCATGGAGTTGAACATGAAAGTTTACGCATCAGAAATTAATGATGGCTTGAGAGATATAGTCAGACAGAATACTAGTCTGGCGTTTGTCAATGTCATTAGTAATACTGAGAAAGACAAAATAGAACTTGCTACACAGGCTGCCAGAGCTGCGAATTTAGATTCCACCTTTGCCACCAACGAGGGACAGTTTGATCTTCACTATGTAAACACAATCCTAGTTACTACTGGCTGGAACAGAAATGATGATGTTTTTGACAGGGACGAGACTTGGATTGCTCGGAATACTCCGGAGGACAAACCTTTTAACTATGAACATGATCCATCGGACGTTATTGGTCATATAACTGGGAACGCCGTTATCAGCGATAGTGGGGATATCATTCCTGCTTCTGCTGGTTCTGATGCTCTACCAGAGAAGTTTCACATTTTGACTAGCGGAGTGCTTTATAAGCACCTTAACAGCCGCGACCCAAACGTGGAGCAGAGGATGGCTGAAATTATTGACGGTATCACTCGTGGAGAGTGGTTTGTTTCAATGGAAGCGTTGTTCACGGACTTTGACTACGCCGTAGTTACTCCAGATGGAAGAAATAAGACCATTGCTAGGAATGAAGAGAGCGCTTTTCTGACCAAGCATTTAAGGGCTTATGGCGGGACAGGTGAATATGAGCAATACAAAGTAGGTCGAATGTTAAGAAACATCACTTTTAGTGGTAAAGGGTTAGTTAGAAGGCCTGCTAACCCAGAAAGCGTATTTGTTTTTAACGAGACAAAAGCTTTCGCTAGTGAAGAAACTTTAAGTTCCTTCGAGAATACGTATTCTTCGATTAATGATAAGGAGAAAGATTCAATGTCAGATAACAATCGCGTAGAAGAACTTCAGCGAGAAGTTGCCGAGCTTCGTCAGCGACTCAAAGAAATGGATGAGGCTAAAATTACAGCCAAATTCGACACATTGGCTAGTCAAATAGCCGATAAAGAAGCTGCTATTTCTGAATTAGAAAAGCAGATCGAGGAAGCAAATGCTTCTTACCAAGAGCTTGCACAAGCAAAAGAAGAACTAGAGACACAGTTAGCTGAATCGTCAGAGGCTACAGCAAAGACGGAAGCTGAATTGGCTGAAATCAAAGCTGAAATCCTCAAAACGTCTCGTGTTTCTACTTTAGTTAGTGCTGGCGTGGACAAAAAGGAGGCAGAAGCTATTGTTGCTAAATTTGCTAATCTAGACGATGAGCAGTTTGACGCATTAGCTGGAATGTTGAAGCCAGTTGAGGCTTCTGAGGAAATTACAGAGGAAGAAAATAGTACCGAAGCAGAATTGGAGGAAGACACAGACATCCAAGAAGCGGAAGCAGAGGAAAGTGATCCTGCTGAAGTGGTTGCAGAAGAAGCAGTTCTTGAAGAGGCAGAAGCCGAAGAAGACGCAGCTCTTGCTACCGCTGGAGAAACCGCTGCTGAGTCCCACCAAGAGTTGATGGGTGCTTTAGCAGAATTCCTTGATCGTTCGATTCATCCGAACCAGAAATAGTAATAGGAGATAAAGAATTATGGCTCTTAAAGGTGACAGATATGAAGGAATGACAGACGTTTCCTTCTTCATGAATGACGCGAGTGCAGCGAAGGGTGGAGTCGTTGTATTAAGTACTGTCGGTAGCGGTGTTGCTCTCGATCAGTCCAAGGCACTTGTTACATATGCGGCTTCCGCATCAGGTAACATTCCAGTTGGATTGCTCTTGAATGACATGGTAAATATCGACCAGACACGTCAACATATTAACTTCCACAAAAATGAAGTCCAGAAGGGTGGTAAAGTTACTTTGCTTACTCAAGGCTGGGTAGTAACAAATATGATAGATGGCGCGGCAACTGCCGGTAAGCCTGCTTATCTTAAGGATAATGGCGAATTGACAGCAACTCAATCATCTACAGGTGGCGTTGTTGCAACTCCTCCTGTTGGTCGTTTCTTGTCCACTAAGGACGAAGATGGCTATGCTAAGGTTGCGATTAACTTGCCTGCACTACCTAACAACGCTAATGGCAATTAACAAAGTATAAAGGAGAATTTTACAATGACAGATAAAGCTAATGCTACTCCTGAAATGAACGACATTCTCGTTCGGTCAGGTTCTGCTCGGCGGGAGGAAGCTCTCGCGGCCCAGCACGAACTGGCTGTTGCTTTGCAAACGCCATTACGTCAGGGTGTAATGAATGGTGATATCACGGGCGGTATTTTTGAGAGAATCTCACTCGCACCCGGAACAGCTCCAGAATTCCCATTGGATTTCTTGGCTCCCGGTAGCGAAAAAGATTTTGTCGCTTACACGCTCCCTAATCACGGTCGAATTCCAGAACGAAACATCGAAGGCGATTACGTCATGGTCCCCACCTATGACATCGGTTCAAGTATTGACTACTTGCTGAAGTACGCCCGAGATGCACGCTGGGATATCGTTGGCCGTGCTATGCAAGTGCTTGAAGCATCTTTCGTTAAGAAGATTAACGATGACGCTTGGCACACCCTTCTGGCCGCTGGTGTTGATCGCAACATCGTTGTATACGATAGCGATGCAGCCGCAGGTCAGTTTACTAAGCGATTGGTTTCGCTCATGAAGACCGTCATGAGACGAAATGGTGGTGGAAACAGCACCTCTATCAATCGTGGTCGCTTGACCGACCTCTACCTCAGTCCTGAAGGTGTCGAAGACATCCGAAACTGGGGTGTAGATCAAGTTGATGAAGTCACCCGACGCGAAATTTATGTCGCTGAAGATGGTGCAATCAACCGAATCTTCTCGGTCAATCTCCATGACCTAGACGAACTTGGTCAGGGACAAGAATACCAACTCTTCTTTACGAACGAACTTTCTGGTTCGCTTGTAAGTACTGGCTCCGATGTTGAGCTTGTTGTTGGTCTTGACCTGAGCGCCAATGATTCGTTTGTGATGCCAGTTCGAGCTGACATTCAGGTGTTCGAGGATGATACCTTGCACCGTCAGCGTAGAGCAGGCTTCTACGGTTTTGGTGAACACGGCTTTGGTGTTTTAGACAATCGTCGAGTTATTCTCGGCTCCTTCTAAGGCGCTTTAGTTTTAAGATTAAAGGGAGTTGGTGGCAGAGCTGCTGCCGCTCCCTTTTTTTTATATAGGAGGTAAAAAGTGGCACAATACTGTATTGACATTCCAGATCAACACGTAGATAGAGTTATTTCCGGCGTAGCTAATCAATATGGTTATCAAGAGTCAATTGATAATCCAGACTTTAATCCATTAGAAGACGTGAGTGATAGTAACCCAGAGACAATCGCTAATCCTCAAACGAAAGGCCAATTTGTAAACCAGTTAGTCAGAAATTTTTTAATCGACAATGTAAAGGCGTGGGAGTCAAAACAGGCGGCAGATGCGGCAAGAAAAGCTGCTATAGATTCGGTAGATATAGATATAACCAATCCCGCTTCCTAGTAAAAGTTTTTTTAAAGGGGATTGCGAAATGGCTTTAGTTATAGCAGATAGAGTAAAAGAGACTAGCACCAGCACCGGAACAGGGACTATTAACCTAGCGGGCGCTGTAAGTGGTTTTCAGACGTTTGTTGCTGGCGTCGGATCAACCAATGTAACATATTATACTATTCTTGATGGAAATGGAACAGCTTGGGAGATTGGCTATGGCACAGTCACAGATGCCTCCCCTGACACACTATCACGTACAGTACTGAAAAGCAGTAATAGTGACAACCTTCTAGACCTGAGTGCTGGCACACATACTGTATTCGCAACATACCCAGCATCTAAGTCCGTCCATCTAGATACAGGCGGAGCCCTATCACATTCCGTAACAAACTCAGATCTTTCTGGCAGTATAGATCTCACTTCTAAAGTGACCGGGACTCTTCCCGTAGCAAACGGAGGTACTGGAGCTACCTCACTAGACAGTCTTATTCAATTAAACCAGCTAACAGATGTCAAGTTTAGTGGCACTAATTTTACCCACAGTATCTTAATTGGTAATAATGGGGCTGGTGTTGCGCCCACCACAGGCACTCTAAGCAGCAGTTGTCAGGGTAACCTCGGTATAGGTTATGACACTCTAAAATCTCTCTCTAGTGGAGATTACAATGTAGCTATAGGATATAACGCTGGAAACTCCATTACCAGTGGTTATGGCAATATACTTTTTGGTTCGATGAACGTCGGTCAGGACATAGATACTGGTTTCCAAAACATAGCCATTGGTGGCAGCTCCATGAAAGATGCTACAAGCGGGAGAGACAACATAGCAATCGGCGTCTCTTCCCTTAAAGGAGGCGGCGATACGCTTACTGGAGACTACAATGTGGCCCTTGGCACTCAAGCTCTTCGAGATGTTACTTCAGGCAGCAAGAATGTTGGGATAGGATATCAGGCTGGTCAGGATATAACTGGGACAGACAGTAGCCTTCTCTTTATTGCTAATGCTAAGACTGCTAGTGGTGGCACTCTTATTAAAGGCGACTTCTCTAACAAGTATGTAGCGGTTGGTAAGGCTGATGTTACCTTTGCCGATGCAGCCTTTCAGATTTACCCCAACGGTACAAATGATGTAGCTCTGTATGTTAAGCAGATAGGTTCATCCAGTGGTGATCTTATTTTAATGGAAAACAACACCGGCACTGACCAATTCGTGGTTAGCTCTAGTGGTGCAATTACTACCGGCAGCTATACCGCCACAGCTATTGATGGGGCTTATATAGATATAGAGGGGACAGAAATAAAGTCCACAGGTGTAACTGGGACAGATAAATATCTTAGAGTAGATGGGGATGGGACTTGTAGCTGGCAAACTGTAAGTACTGGAAGCACGCTCACTCAAGAAGAAGTTGAGGATTATGTTAGCGGCCTACTTACTGCTGGCTCCAACGTCTCCCTGACGTATAACGATTCCGCAGGAACCTTAACTATAGCATCGACAGATACAACTTACTCCGTAGGTGACGGCGGTTTAACAACTAATGATTTTACAAACGCTGATCATACCAAGCTAGATGGTATTGAAGCAAGTGCCGATGTGACTGATGCGACCAACGTAGCTGCGGCTGGAGCTTTGATGGACTCAGAAGTCACAAACCTAGCTCAAGTCAAGGCTTTCGACTCTTCAGACTACGCGACTGCTGCACAGGGTACGAAAGCAGATAGCGCTCAGCAGCCTCCATCTGAAGGAGCTTTTGTTGATGGCGATAAAACCAAGCTAGACGGTATTGCGGCAAATGCTAACAATTACACTTTACCAAGTGCCTCTCTTACAGCGGTTGGTGGTGTCGAACTAGCTACAACCGTAGAAACAACTACAGGAACTGACACAACTAGAGCCGTTACACCAGCAGGTGTACAAGCAGCTATAGATGATTTGATTGGCGGAGCACCCGGAGCTTTAGATACGCTTAATGAGCTTGCAGCAGCTATCAATGATGATGCAAGTTATGCAAGCACAATAACAACTGCATTAGGACTCAAGGCACCAATTGCTAGTCCAACATTTACAGGTACAGTTGCAATTCCTAATATAGCTGACTTAGAATCGGCTGTTGCAGCTAACACAGCTAAAGTAACCAACGCCACGCACACAGGCGATGTAACAGGTAGTACCGCTCTTACTATTGCAGCAGGTGCCGTTGACATTGCTATGCTGTCAGCAACAGGAACTGCATCAAGTTCAACCTTCTTAAGAGGAGACAACACTTGGGTAACTCCAACTGACACGAATACAACCTATACTGGGGGAACAAATCTAACCTTAGACGGAACAACGTTTAATGTAGATGACGCTTTCCTGATTAATAGCGGTGATGACACTACTTCTGGGACAATTACTGCACAAGGCTTTAAAAATACGGGCCAGAATGCGGTAGAGGTAAATCCTCATGGAACCAGTGCTGGAAACACAGGGGAGATTAGATTTTTAGAGTTAGCTGCTAACGGCACGCAGTATGTTGGTTTCAAAGCCCCAGATTCTATCGGCTCTAGCGATTCTCAGATTTATGTGCTACCTGCTTCAGACGGCTCAAATGGTCAGCAGCTTACCACAGATGGCAACGGCAATCTCTCTTGGGCGGCTGCGGGTTCAGGAGGAGGAGGGGAAGCAAATGAGTACTCCTTCAAGACAATATCAGTTTCTGGACAGAGTGATGTAGTCGCAGATACAACCACCGACACACTTACGCTTGTGGCTGGAACAAATGTTACGATAACGACTTCGGCTGGTGACGATGAAATAACTATCACTTCTACTGATACCACATACACTAAAGCGAGCTTCGATGTAGATCATCTGTTTACACTTGTAGGTGCATCTGCTGATACCGATGAACACCTTGGAACGTTTACTGGTAGTACTATATCAGACAATCAGACAATCAAAGCTGCAATACAAGCATTAGAAACTGCTGTTGAAACTAAAGGTGCTGGTGATATTACTGGTGTCGATCTTACTGCTGGTGTCGGTATTAGCATTGATAGCGAGACAAACACTACCAGCGGAGATTATTCGTCTACTATTACTTGTAATCTAGAAGGCACTGAGTTAGCTTCTACAGGAGAAACCGGAACCTCCAAATTCCTCAGAGTAGACGGAGATGGCACCTGCTCTTGGCAAGTTCCTCCAGATACCGATACAACCTATACCAAAGCAAGCTTTGACTTAGACCACTTATTTACCTTAGTCGGCGCCTCTGCTGATACAGATGAAAATTTAGGTACTTTTACTGGTAGCACAATTTCTGACAGCAGGACTATCAAGCAAGCCCTGCAAGACCTAGAGACAGAGCTAGAAACCAAGACTACTAATACTGGAGACATTACAGGGGTAGACCTGACTGCTGGCGTAGGTATTAGCATTGACAGTGAGACCAATACGACAAGCGGCGACTACTCTTCAACCATAACGTGTAACCTTGAAGGAACCGAGCTTGCGTCCACCGGAGAGACTGGTACAGCGAAGTTCCTGCGCGTGGATGGCGATGGCACCTGTTCTTGGCAAGTGCCGCCAGATACAGACACAACGTACAGCAAAGCAAGCTTTGATTTAGATCATCTCTTTACTCTTGTTGGAGGCTCTGCTGATACAGACGAAAACCTCGGTACTTTTACTGGAGGTACGATATCAGACAGCAGAACTATAAAACAAGCTCTTCAAGATCTGGAAACAGAATTGGAGACTAAAACAACTAACACTGGAGATATCACAGGGGTAGACTTAACGGGTGGTGTCGGCATTAGCATAGATAGTGAAACTAACACCGGGAGTGGAGCTTACTCATCCACAATTACCTGTAATCTAGAAGGTACTGAGCTGGCCTCTACGGGTGAAACTGGTACGGCAAAATTCTTAAGGGTTGATGGCGACGGAACGTGCTCTTGGCAAGTCCCACCAGACACAGACACAACATACAATAAAGCTAGCTTTGATATAGACCATCTATTCACGTTAGTTGGGGCTTCTGCCGATACGGATGAGAACCTTGGAACATTCACTGGTAGTACCATCTCTGATAGCAGAACTATCAAGCAAGCGCTACAAGATCTTGAGACAGAACTTGAGACCAAGACTACTAATACTGGAGATATAACTGGGGTAGATCTTACTGGCGGAGTTGGTATCAGCATAGATAGCGAAACTAACACTGGAAGCGGGGCTTACTCATCTACCATCACTTGTAATTTAGAAGGAACTGAGCTAGCTTCTACCGGAGAAACGGGAACATCTAAGTTCCTACGTGTAGATGGCGATGGCACATGTTCTTGGCAGGTTCCGCCAGATACAGACACTACATATACTAAGGCGAGTTTTGATATAGACCACCTATTTACTCTAGTGGGAGCCTCTGCCGATACTGATGAGCATTTAGGGACATTTACTGGAAGCACGATAGCAGACAATCAAACAATCAAGGCGGCTATACAAGCTGTAGAGACAGCGGTAGAGACTAAGGGTGCTACTGCTGGCAGTTCTAGTATTGTTACTGTAGGGGCTTTAGATGCTGGTTCGATTACTTCTGGGTTTGGAAATATTGATAATGGTAGCAGCAGTATCGCCTGCGGGTCTCTTGACGTATCCGATGGAAACATAACAAATGTTGGAGACATAGATTGTGACAGTATAAGCATTGCTGATGCGGGCACTGGTCTTGACATTGTTTTTGGCGGTAATACCACCTTAAATAAAATTTCTCTTACAGACAATTTAGCGGATGCCCTCAATATCAATCAGGGAGGCACTTCCTATATGAAGTTTGTCACGACTGACAATGCTGAGAGCATTACAACGACCAAGAATATTGTTCAGCAGCCAGACATGAGCAATACGGCCCTTACTGGCCAGTCTGGTAGTGTTGTGATTAACGCAAACTTGGGCAGCTATTTCACTGTAGCCACAACTGGAAATATAACAGGCCTAGACATACAAAACGCCGTAGTGGGACAGAAAATACTAATTAGATTTGCATGGGGAGGAGATCACTCTATTGCTTTTACCGACACAGTTATATGGCCCGGAGGAACAGTTCCCGGAACTACAGCAAGTGGCGTAGATGTTATTGGATTCATATGCACAACTGCATCATCTGCATTTGATGGCTTTATAGTTGGTGAGGATGTCAAGGCTGCATAATAATGAAACCTAAAAAGTGTGCTTTAGTAAGCACGCCAAGATCAGGCACTCACTATTTAAGGATAAGTTTGAACAACCATCCAAAAATGGAGTTTGCAAGTGAATTTTTTAGACCGGACGATAAATACAGAACATTACCAAGATACAAAGAACATT